ATGCTGTGATAGCAATGTCTTATCAAGTTTTGACTGCGGAATGAAGTATTTCTGAAGTATGAAAAGCCTCTTATCGTTTGGTTTCCTGATCAGCAGGCTTGCGCACGTAAGGTCCGTGGTAGCCGATAGGTCACATCCGCCGATAGCGTAAGATCTTGTCAGGTACTCCATTCCGACTACGGTGTCATTATATGCTTCTTCGTAATTCAGCCAGCGGTTAAACGAGTTTTCCGGCAGGTTGAAGTCTTTAGCCATGACTGTCGGCAGGAATGACGGATCTCTTTTTGCTTTATCCACAAAATCTGCAAGTGTCTTGTATTTTTTGATAACTCCCAATCCGGGATTTGCCTCCGGCCAATGTACAGGATCCGTCCATGTGCTCCGGTCGTTCAGCTCATAGATGAGCGGCAGTGTGGTATAGTCTTCGTATCCCGGTACCCACAACGCAATGTTCGAACATACTGCGTACTTCTGGTCAAAGAACCCTTCACGTACGAATCCATTTGTAGATATGAGCCATGCAAGCGGCTGATCTCTCATAGATTGTCCCTGTATCATGACATCGTAAAGAGACGAATCCTTTGCTGCGTGAAATTCGTCCTGGCTGAAGAATGACGGGTTAAGACCATCCATCGTTGACGTATCAGCTGCAAGACATTTGATAAATCCCATGTTGAATGGACTGTAAATGTCGCTCTGCCTTTTCTTAGTCACTGCCCTCAATTCCGGGGACTGTGTACGCATGTTCACACACTCTGCATAGATCAGGTTTGCCTGATCTTTCTTGTTAGCCGTACAATATACTTCGGGGCCGCCTTCCCGGTCGTTTAAGAACACATCCCATTCGACAGCTGCAGTCTCGGTTGATTTGCCGCATTTACGACCTCTTATGTCGACAACTTCGCGGAACCGGCGGTGTCCGGTCTCTATCTCTTTCCAGCCGAAGACCATCTGTATCTTCGCCTTCTGGAAAAGTTCCAGTTTTATCGGCTGCTGTGCAAACTTGCCTTTCGAGTGCTTGCAGAACTTCTCGATAAACTCTATATGTTTCTCGCCTGCTGCCTCATCGAAGTAGTACGGGAACTCTGCCGGCGGGTGTTTCATCCAGGCGGTCTCACGTTCATACACCTTGGCTACTTTCTCACTGACCACTTCGTCTCCGGATGCAATCCGGGAAGCATATTCTATCGCATAATTCATTTGCGGATGAAATCCAACAACTCTGCGCCCGGTACAGAGATATCGTTTGAAGGTAACAGATCCGTGAGCTGCTTAATGGTCGACGAATACAGTTTCTGGAGCTTGACGTACATATCAGCCTCCGGGCTGAGTTTGCGCCCCTTCTGGTGCTCTCCGTTCTGGTATTCCTCGGCCACTCCTTCTGCGGAAATATGGTTTCGCAGTTTCTCCAACTGCTCGGCCATAAACGCAGCATCCTTGACCAGCCCTTCAGTCATTTTTTTTCGCTCTTCAGGGAGACACTCTACGATACTTTTGAGCTTTTTCAGCTCTTTTTTTGCAGAAAATTCCTGCTGGTTCCTGTTTATCCCCGCCACACTCTCCCCCCCCTATGCCCCGGATCGGTTCCCGACACAAAGCAAACCCCGGCAGACGGAGAACCGTCTGCCGGGGTACTGTTTTGAGATTCAGGAGCTTAAAAACGGAATTGATGGGCAGTATTTACTGCTTCACTTCCAGTTCTTTCATTCTGGGCTGGCCGAGGCCATCCATGACGAACGCCATCAGTTTGTCAGCCAGTTCTGCATCGGGTACCGTCAGATTCACACAGGGACCCGTCACCGTCTCAACGTCGATGCCGATCAGCTTTCCATCCTCATCGTAGATGCCCACCATGACCTTCCAGCTGCCCTGAGTCTGGATTTCTTCTTTGGGAATGATGCCGTTGAAAACGACCGTAACAGCGGAGCCACTGGCAGCAACGGAATGCAGGGCATTTGCTTCCGTATTGTCCAGCGTTCTCACAGAAGCGGTGGACGCAGGGTTTGCACCAGTGTAGAGCTTATTCAGGCCGTCCGTAGAGGTAGCTGCAGATTCCACCACGAAGCTGTACTCCATGCCGGGCACCAGGCCGGTCACAACATAGCTGGTGGCGGTGGTGTTCTTCACCAGAGTCTTCTTGCCGCCCTCCACCTTATAGATGTTGTAGGAGTCTGCACCCAGAGCCTTGGCCCAGGTCAGCTTGACGGTGTTGGCCGTCAGGCTGCCTTCCACCACTGCCAGATCGGTGGGATCGTCGGGAATAATATAGTACACCAACTGGCGCTCGCCGTAATAGTTACCCTTGCCGGTGAAATTGATGCTGGCCTTGCCGATGCCATCGCTGTTGGTCCAGGAGACCAGCAGATCCTTCAGGGTACCATTATCATTCAGGCCCGCGTTTCTGGACCAGGTCAGTTCTGTCTTGCCGTCCTTGGCCACAAACTCAGGCTGGATGCTCTTGTTATCGAACGTATAGTCAGTACCGCCCGTCAAAGCAAGCGTCACCTCAGAAACAGGAATACCCACAGCGCCACAGCCTTTGACTGTGCACTTGTGGTTTTTGTCCCAGACATGACCGGGAGGCATACTGTAAGCGGCCTCATAGCTTTCAAAACACGAACAAATATAGAAATTTCTGTTTCCCTGAACACAGTTTCCTTGGTTTTCAGTCCGGTTTCTCACGGAAACTGCCTTGCCGTTTTCGTGGCAGTGATACATGGTATTTCCGAGCAAAATCCATGCATCTTTGACGATACTGCCAACACTGATGCAACAGTTAATATTGTTGATTTTCGCCATACCCGTATACTTGGTCTGGCCAACATTCATACCATCCGTGCCGAAGTCATAGTAGTACCCGTCTACCTGCTGGATACCCGTCAGCTTCTCGCCATCCACATAATAGGCGTACTTGCCGCCGCCCTCGTTGAACCAACCCTGCCGCAGTGCGTAGGACAGGTTGTACGTATCCTCGAAGGACTTATACACATTCTCGAAGTAGCCGCCGGATTCACTGGGAATGTCAGGATTCACGAAGGGCTGCAGGCCGTACTTGGCCTGGTTCTCCGGTTTCTGGGAGAAGGAATACAGTGCGTTGGCCCGGAGGTAGATTTTGTAGCCGATGCTGCCGCCGTTCACTACGCTGATACGCTCCGCGCTGTCAAAGGCATTGGCCTTGGAGGTCAGCTTGATGCCCTTCACCATACACAGGGGATTGGCAGTGGCGGCATCAATGGCCTTAGTCTGGTCGTGCCAGTACAGGGTCAGGCTCAGCTCATTGGTCTCCGGGTTAAAGGAGGGAGGTGACTTCTCCTTATCCATGTAGAAGTACTCGTTGAGGATCTCCAGTTCGCTGTAATCCACGTCGAACCGGGGATCGAACTTCATGACGGGATGAACCTCCGTCAAAACGCTGATACGCTCTGCCAGCTGCAGCAGGAAGTTCCACGCAGAGGCATTCGCGTCATCTGCGCCGGGCAGCATAAAGATCAGATCGTTCAACTGAGTGGGAATGGGGATCTGGGTCATGTCCATGGCGAAGACATAGGTCGTGGTCATATCCTGCTTACGATCCACAGCCGTGTAGGTGATGTCATCCTCTGTGGAGGAGTTGCTGACGGTACGCAGCCATGCGAACTGTCGGTCACCGGCGGTGGCCTGATCAAAGTCAAAGCTGTTCTCGCCCTGCTTGAACAGTCTCACCGTCATGCTGCCACTGACCTCGGGATTTGCCTTCAGCGTCACGGTAACAGCGGCATTCTTGACCAGATCCGCATCCTTTTCAGGCTCATCCATTGCGGTAAAGGTGAATCCGCTGAAGGTACCCGCTCTTTCGGGAGAAACCGTCAACAGCACATCATCCGCTTTGATAGCCACCGGCTTACCCTCGAACATAGCAGCCACGGGCAGATCGATGGCAGCACCATAAACCGCATCCAGCGTGTCTCTGGTGAAATAAACGTTGCTGGGATCAAGCACCGTAATGGTCTTGCTGCCGATAACCGCACCGTCCAGCATCAGATTCACATCAATGCTGCGGGGGCCCTTACCGACAAACACACCGTCCTGAGAGACCTCAGCCCATTTGGTATCAGAGACTTCCCAGGTAATGCCCTCAGGCAGCTCTGCCACGTTGCCGGTGGCGCTGACACCCTTAGGCGTGATCTGAACAGGGGTGCCGACAGTGGCGTAGCTGTACTCACTCTCCAGCACCGCATGGTCAAAGGCGGTGGAGGAAGGAGCGGTGGAAACCATGATCAGGGAGGTGCTGACGCCACGGGCGTAGCCGTCAGAGGGCTTGCTGGTGACCTGCAGTTCATCCTGGCCCTCAGGCTTGG